TATATACAGATACCGCATTTGTTGTGTTTAGATTAAATTGTCTGTTTACGAATTTATTAGCCATGACGACCTTGTCTATTGTATTTCTTATAATCTCTTTTTTCTGATTTTGAAAGTCTTTTTTTGTGTCTTCGTGGGCGTTTTCTAGGCTTTGGCCTTGGTACGAAGTTTACAAATTTTCTTTTAGCCATTAATCATTAATGAAAAATGACACTGCTTCAACATCATCTTTAATATCCTGTGGGTAAGTTGTGTTAAGTTTTTGAACAACATTATTAATGTCTCTACCAAATTGATTTAAGTTCTCTGGACTATATTGTGGTGTTGCTTGTGCAACAATCTGATTTACTTTTGCCATTATCTTTTTCCTTTCATATAAGCTTTACCAAAACCTCTCTTTGCTATACCACCTTTTTTCATTTTTTTTTGATTTGGTGTTGGCATTGTCTCAAGATCTAATTCCTTTGGGTTTAATTTATTAACTTCTTTTTCTAAATCTTTACCTTTATATTTACCTGTCTTAATAAAATTTAAAAAGTTTTTTACTTTTTTTGTACCTTTTTTTCTACCGTGTTTAAGAATTTGTTTTAATAAAAAATTAGCAGCCATTATCTTCTACCTCCTATATGTATGTCAGCTCTAAAAGTTCCATATCTCCATGATTGACCTGTGCCTGTGTTTGCTATTTTAAAAGATGCAGCTCTGCCTCTTGTTCTTGTAAACACTTGCGTTGTTGATGAATTTACTGTGAATGGTCCTGTTATTAAAGGTCCGCTAGAGGATGAAGATCTTGAATTAGAAGGAAAGTCTCTTAATTGTATTGTTACCTCCGCATCTCCAGTTTGATTCTTAAAATCAGGTATAAATCTACTTATTCTTAACATAAATTCTCCATCACCAGCGATACCTCTTTGATCTAAATCAAAATCACCAGACACAATATTTGCAGGAATTGCCGTAGTGCCTGCTGTTGTAATCTGATCTGTACCAACCTCGTGTGCATAGTATGTTGTGGCTCCTGCCGATACTCCACTTATAGATCCTTGTGTTGGTGTAGCTGACTGATTAAAAGCCGTAGCATAAGGTTTACCATAAACACCTTGATCAACCCAAGTTGTTCTTGGAAACAATGAATTGTCATTTGTTGTCCAAACACCACCAGGTATGCCTTGACCGTCTCTTGTATTATAGGTTACAGATCTATCAATAAAGTTTGAAGTTGAAGATGGAAAAAACCAAGTAATCTCGTTAAACTTGTCATTGACTCCAGCATGCACAATAAGTTCAGAATCATTATTTAAATTACCAAATACATCATCTTCGACTAAACAAGGTAATTTTTTTACAGCTGCACCATCAAAGTAAAAGAAACTATCTTCTGACATCCAATAAATGATACCATCAACTTCTATAGCTGCGTGTTGTCCGATCAATCCACAGTTAGTACCAACTTGTTCAAAACCAAATGTAAAAGGTGGACCAATAAATCTCATCGTAAATAGGGCTGTATCTGACCAAATATAATTACCATTTCTACCTCGCAAAGCACCAATAATTTTTGATCCATCAGCTAATCTTTGAGTACCAGCTGTATTGGTCGCTGTTGGAGTGTATGTATTTATATCCTCTTGATTAGAAAATCTAATAAACATATCATCTTGTGTATTAGGCGTTCCAATACTAGTTTCAGTTCCAAAGAAGACTAAGTGTCTATCTGGTGTAGATACTAATAAATCTCTTGATGCAGTAGGAGCTCCTGAAACTAAAGTTGCTCTTAAAGGTGTGCTTATTGCACCAGTAGCAGACGGATCCCACTCTACTGCTACACTACCAAATATTAAAGCAATTAATTTTTGACCAAAATTTGTAAGTCTCCATTGTCCAGGTTCAATATCTACTCCTAATCCACTAGCTTGACCCCATGGTACAAAATTAGTTGCATCTGTTACTAAAGACCCATCAGCATGTGTGGCATCAGTCGTGCCTTGTGCACCTCTTCCTAAAGTCTGTAAAACATTACCAGCTTTACTAGCGTATGTAATTAATTCTGTGCCTATTAAAACAGTTCCTGAATTAGGAAAACTTGTAGCATTTGTTAAAGTCACAGATGTAGTATGACCTGCAGCTAAAACACCACCGTTATTCATTGTGGTTGTTGCTGGACTTAATGTTGTACCACTCCAATATCCTGTACCCCAACCAAAACCAGGAACTTGCGTTGAGTTACCTACAACATAATAAAAGTCCAAGGTCGCAGTTCCGGTGGTCGAGAACGCTGTTGATGCCCCCTCTGTTTTAGGCATTTGTATAGTAAAAGATGTTGTTGTAGGAGTTGTTTTAACTTCAAATGTAGCTGTAAAATCTGCTGCTGTAAAAGCTGATGTGCCAGGTATACCACTTACACCAGAGAATACGATTAAATCTCCCACATTTAAACTTGTGCTTGATGGACAACTTACTGTTACTATGTTTGAACTATTTGTTGTAGTAAAAGCATTTGTTAATGATTGTTGTCTAGACGCTTCAAGTGGATGAATATCATAAAAAGCACCTTCATAATAAATATATAAAATTTTATTAGTCCCTATTGCAGCATATTTAGAACCTGCTAAATCAAACCATGTATGTTGATCTCTTGCAACACCAACTAATGTGTTAGTCCCAAGTTGTTCCCATCCCCCTATTTTTTCAGGTAATCCGTATCTAAACCTAACATTCTCACCGTCTACCCATCTTCCTTCAGCACCGGTTTCTGTTAGTTGTTTGTCAAATCCAGGTATTAATTGTACTTTCGCTAGAGCCATAAAGCTAATATACAGAAAAAATTATAATTTGTAACCCTTGAACCATGCAGGTAATCCTATTAAAGGTCGTTTATCTAGTGCATTTTCTTTAGCATTTTTAGACCCTGCTTTATTGTAATGCAAAAATACTTGACCACAGTCTTTACCTGTAAATTCTTCTCTCCAATGTTCTAAGTCACATCCAGAATATATTAACATGTCACCTGGATTTAATTTTACTTTAACACCTGCTTTGTTATTACCACCTGTTGGATCTAAATATATTGGCCAATCATCTCCACCTAAATTTAAAGTGGTAGATATTTCACAAGAATACCTATCTTTGTGTCTAGCTAATACATCACCCCTTTTATAAATTCTAGCGTATGAATATGTTTCTGATAATTTTAAACCTGTATGTTTTTCCATGACAGGTTTTACTTGTTGCAATAAAGTTTCCATAGCAAGATCACCATAATGTGAGTATGTGTTAGGAACTTGGTCATCATTCCATATACCCCAATAGTCTGTGAATGGGGATATATATCTTGTATCAAATAAAACTTTAGCTACGTTTCTTTTATTTTTAAAATAATTATATACAAAATTTGCTAGTTCTTTTGATATTGCATTTTTTAAAACACTGTATTTATTTTTTTTGAACGACATCTAAAACTCCTTTTGGTATAGCTTGGCAGTTCCAATGTATAAACCTAAAAGGTTCATAACCCATATCAACAATATATTGATGTGGCATATACGATGGAAAGAATATCATTCTACCTGGTTGAACTTTATAATGAATTTGCGAACTTGCATATGTAACTTTTGATTTATCTTTTTCTGGTAAAAGATTCATAATATTACCTGGTCTAGGATCTTCAAATAAAGGCATTGATGTTTTTTCACTTGCTTTTAAAAAATAAAAACCAGATATGTGACCGTTCCAATGTGTGTGTAAAGTATGATGTCCACCGCCTTTTTTAGCAAACTCTTGAACCCACATTTCTGTTGTAAATACTTGATAATTAGTTAAATCAAAACCCATCTCTAACAATAGGTTGTGTGCAGTTGCTCCTATATAGTCTTGTAATTCTTTAAATTTAGAATCACCAATTAATGAAGTTGAATGAAACACGTGACCCATATCACCTTTATCACCAAACTTTTTATTTCTTTCATCTATTTGTTTTTTTAAATTTTTTTGTGAATCTTTTATATATTTGTCAGATGCTTTGTTTAATTTTTTAACAAACTTAGGTTCGTCT